AAGCCAGGACCGCCACGGAGGCGGCGCGGGACGCGGCCAAGGTTAGTGAAACCAACGCAAAGGCCTCGGAGACCAAGGCGGAAGACGCCAAAGCGGGCGCGGAAGCGGCGAAGGAAGCCGCCCTGTCCGCCCAAGAGAGCGCCGAGGAGGACGCCCTGACCGCCGCCCAGTCCAAGGAGGACGCAGAAGCGGCCAGGACAGCCGCGGAACAGGCCAAGGCCGACGCCCTTGACAGCGCCGCAGAGGCCGCCGGAAGCGCAGCCAAAGCGGAGCAGTACAGCGGCAAGCCGCCCAAGCCTCAAAATGGAACCTGGTGGATCTGGGACGCGGAGACAGGGGCCTATTACGACAGCCACATCAGCTGTGAGCTGCAAGGCCCCATCGGCGTGGGCATCCAGGACATCCGGCTGACCAAGGGTGACCACTCGCCGGGCACCACGGATATTTACACGGTGCATATGACAGACGGGTCTACCTACACCATTTCGGTCTACAACGGCCTGAACGGTACGGGCGCCGGCGACGTATTGGGTATCTCCTTCGACCTGGTCATCCCCGCCGAGGGGTGGTCGGAGGGGAGCGTCACCATTGCGGACGAGCGGCTTTTGGCCCTGGGCACCCACAAGTATTTCCTCAGCGCGGACGAAGCCTGTAAGGAGGAGTTCCTCGACTGCAATGTGCAGCCCAAGAACATCACCACCTCGGGCTTTCTCACCCTGACCTGCGACACAGAGCCGGCGGCGGACCTGACGGTCAACCTGATCCGGCTGGAGCTGTCGGGGAACGGGGCCATTCAGTAAGCAAGGAGGCGAAGCCCATGGAGATCGCAGTGAAAGCAACCTATGCCCATCTGGTCAAGGATGAGAGTCTGGTACAGAACTCCGACAAGCTCTATATTGTGGAGTTCCGCTTTGATCAGAGCTGGGATGGTTATGCCAAATCGGCTGTCTTTGAAGCCGGCGGCGTACAGCAGCCGCCTGTGGCGTTGACGGATGACCGATGCATTATTCCGGCTGAGTGTTTGAAACGGGCCGGAATCAATCTCAAAATCGGAGTTTCCGGCATTAAGGATGGGGTTCAGAAAGACACGGTATGGTGTCTGGCCAGCAAGATCATGTACGCGCTTGACCCCACACAACTGATGCCGCCCACCCACATCGATGGAGACGTGAAGGCCCAGATCCTTGAGGTCATCCGGGAAAATACTGCTACAGATGCAGAGGTTCAGGAAGTCCTCGACAATGCATTCCAGTCCTCCTGGATACCTCCCGAAAATCCTGAGGCTCCGGACAATACCGCCACTAACGAAGAGGTGGAGGACATTCTCGATGATGTTTTCGGCGAAGAGCCGTAAACAAATATTTTTAAGGAGGACATATTTATGTCTAAGCACACTACTCTCGAACAGCTGAAGCTTCTGGCTCAGCGCACCAAGGGTGAGATCAGCAAGGTCGAATCCAAGTCCCTGGTAGGCGTTAAGGTCAACGGCGTTGCCCTGGCCATCGCCGACAAGATGGTGGACATTCTGATTGCTTCTGGTGCTACCAACGGCACTCTGTCTGTTGCCGGCAAGGATGTTGCGGTGACGGGTCTGGCGGCCCTGGCCTACAAGGCTCAGATCTCTGAGGCCGATCTGGATACCGCTCTGAAGGCTGTGCTGGACGGCAAGGCTTCCGGCGCCGATCTGGCCACTCTGATCGGTACGGATGCTGGTAAGAGCGCCCGCACCATCGCCAACGAGGAGCTGGCCGCTCAGCTGATCCCCGAGGGCGCCCAGGAGGCCCTGGATACTCTGACTGAGATTGCTCAGTGGATTCAGGATCACCCCAATGACGCTTCCGCGATGAACGCCGCCATCACCAAGCTGAACGGTATCGTTGCCGGTATTGGCGACGAGGACGAGTACGCCACCGTAATGGCCGCCATTGAAGGCAAGATCACCGCCGCGCTGAAGGACATTGCCTCCGGCGCGACCAAGGTGGAGAAGTCCGAGGTCAACGGCAACATCAAGATCAATGGCCAGGAGACCGTGGTCTACACTCACCCTGCCGCTGAGGCGGTCGAAGCCGGCTTCAAGAAGGTCGGTAAGGACAATCAGGGTCATGCGGTCATCGGCGACGATGTGACCAAGGAGGATATCGTTGCTCTCGGTATCCCCGCACAGGACACCACCTATCAGCCTGCTACCAGCCAGGCAAACGGTCTGATGTCCAAGGAGGACAAGGCCAAGCTGGACGGCATTGAGGTTGCGGCCGATGAGGAAGTCAATCAGATGCTGGATAAGGTCTTTGGCGCCGCTGTTGGCGTCTGATAACCGCGGAGGGGGATGGGGCATTCCTGTCCCCCTCTTATTTTTTCGGAAAGGAGCTCTAACATGGCAGAGAACAAAGCCACAACCTTAGAGCAGTTGCGGGCTCTGGCAGAAAGGGGAAAACTCGATACCCTGAACCGCGTCGACCAGCTTTTAGAGTCGATCATTCCTCTGCTGGAGGGTGCACAGCATAGCGGTACTACCGTTACTCTGCCGGCCGAGAACTGGAGCGGCAGAGCTCAGACTGTAAAGGACAACATCCTTTTGGCTGACGAAAAATACTGGTATATTGTGTGCGCTGACGCGGATTGCTTTATGGCAGTCAGCGAGACTGGCGTGAAAGCTGACAATATCACCGTTAACGGTCAGGTCACCTTTCACTGCGAGGTAACTCCAACGGAAAATCTGACCATTTATATTTTGCGACTGGAGGTCGAGCAGAATAATGAGTAATGCAAACGTCGGCAAGGTCTTTAACATGACCGGCGGCAACGGCGGAGGCGGTACTCTGAGGCTGGAGACCCTGACGATTACCAAGCCGCCCCAAAAGACCACCTACAAGTCCGGAGAGTCCTTTGACCCCACGGGCATGGTCGTTACTGCGGGCTATGGGTATGGTCTCACTTCGGACGTGACCGGATATTCCGTGTCTCCCCAAGTCCTTACGGATGGGGTGACGGAGGTGGTTATCACCTATACCGAAGGCCGCATCACCAAGACGGCAAGTGTGCCGGTTACTGTGCAGAAGGTGCTGGTATCCATTGCCGTTACCAACAACCCCTCCAAGATGGTCTATCACTATCTGGAGGAATTTGCCCCTGCGGGAATGGTGGTTACTGCCAAATTCTCGGATGACTCTGCGGAGGAGGTTTCGGGATACACCTATCCCAAGACCGCTTTCTCTACTTTGGGGAGCCGTCCGGTGGAGATCGGTTATACCTATGAGGGTGTGACCAAGACCGCCAGCTTGAATGTTACAGTCAACCCCATTGAGGTGGCTGTCCCTGTTCAAAATGGAGTCCTTACCTATGACGGGACTGGAAAAACTCCGTCCTGGACTGGGTATGATCCGTCGAAGATGACCATTTCCGGCACGACCAACGGCGTGAACGCTGGGTCCTATTCCGCACGGTTTAATCTGTCGTATGGATATCAGTTCCCCGGCGGCTTGGACGAGGTCACGGTTGAGTGGATCATTGACCGGGCGGTCATCGCTTCTCTTCCGGCGCAGAACAATGTACTGGCGGCCAACGGCAAACCGCAGGCTCCCACCTGGGCCAACTACGACATCGGTCAGTTGACCATTGGCGGAGACCGATCTGGAACTGACGCAGGCGATTACAAAGCCACATTTACTCCTACCGCCAACTACAAGTGGTGGGACGGTTCCATTGAGGCCAAGGAGGTCAAGTGGACCATCACCAGCGTTATTGTACCCATTCCTACGCAGAAGGGCTCGCCGACCTATACGGGAGCGCCCCAGACACCGGAATGGGATAACTTTGACCAGGTGAATTCCAAAGTGCAGGTGACCGCACAGACCAATGCCGGCACCCACTCTGCCACATTTATTCTTCTGAATGGCATGTGGTCGGACGGTTCTACGACCAATAAAACCGTTCAGTGGAGCATCGGCCGAGCTTCCATCGCCAAGGTTCCCGCCCAGAGCGGAGCTTTGAAGTATGATGGGGACCCCAAAACTCCGGTGTGGGACGCCAATTATGATCCGAGCAAAATGACGGTATCTGTAGAGGCGAAGGTCAACGCCGGCACAGGGTACACTGCCGCCTTTACACCGGATTCCAACCATCAGTGGTGGGATGGCACGGTGGACGCCAAGACAGCTACCTGGGCTATCGGCAAGGGCGATCAGGTCGTATCTGTAAGTCCGACAAGTGTGACGCTGAATACCGGCGCCCGAAGCGCCAAGTTTACCGTGACCCGAAAGGGCGACGGCGTGATCTCTGCCGTTTCCAATAATGTTGGTGTGGCTACGATCGGTAACATCAATCAGCAGACCGGCGAGGTTACGGTGAACAGTGTAAATAACATCACCGGCACGACTACAATTATTGTTAAAGTAGCTGCGGGAGCCAACTATCTGGCTGGGGCCGATAAGCAGGTAGCAGTCAATGCCCAGTTCGTGACCATCTACGGCGTGGAATGGGACTGGACCAGCAGCGGCCCCACCAAGGGTAAGCGCACCGACGGAGCGGCGGGCTTTGGGGACCCCAACCCGGCGGTGAACAACGGCTCCGGCTCCTCGCCCTTTGACGACTTGTACCCGTGGAAGGACATGACCAAGGTCACCCGGACGGGCGGCGTGATGGTCAAGGAGCCCAAGTATTGGTTCAAATGGACCAAGACCGGGAAGAAGCTGAAGCTCCAGATCGCCGACGGCCCCGTGGAAGGGTTCCATGTTGACCCGGTGAATATGGACCGTGGGGACGGCCTTGGAGAGCTGGACCTCTCCTACATCGCCCGGTATCACTGCGCCAGCGGCACCTACAAGTCGGAGACCAACAAGGCCCAGCAGGTGAACATCACCCGGAGCACGGCACGGACCCAGATCCACAACCTGGGGGCCAACATCTGGCAGCTGGACTTTGCCCAGATGTGGTATGTAAACATGCTGTTTCTGGTGGAGTTCGCGGATTGGAACGGCGAGCGGATCGGCCGGGGCTGCTCGGCCAGCAACTCCAAGGAGAACAACGGGCGTACGGACGCCATGCAGTACCACACCGGTACTACGGCGGCCAATCGGGATACTTACGGTTTTACACAGTACCGGAACATCGAGGGCTGGTGGGACAATGTGTACGACTGGATGGACGGCTGCTATTACAACAGTAACGGCCTGAACGTCATCAAGAACCCCAACCAGTTCAGCGACATCACCAACGGCGTCCTGGTGGGCTTGCCGGTAAGCGGCTACCCGAAGGACTTCGCCATCCCGACCCAAAGCGGGCTGGAGTGGGCGCTGTATCCCTCTGAGGCCGGCGGCAGTACCACCACGTATGTCCCGGATGGCTGGAATTTCGGCGGTAGTTACCCGTGCCTGTTCCGCGGCGGTAACTGTTACCGGGACCAGAATCACGGGCCGTTCTGCGTGGGCTACAGCGGTGCGTCGAGCGCGAGCTCCTACGTCGGCTGTCGCCTCCAGGAACGCCCGCCGAAGGCGGCGTGACCATTCCCCTGGGGAGGAGGGGGTTTGGGGTGAGGGGACCGCAGTCCCTTCCCCCAAGCTCCAGCCTTCCTCGCATTTCAAAATGGAGCGGAAGGGCTCCTTTTCACCTTAATAAGAACAACATTTGAAACCGCTCTTCTTTGGTAAGAGGAGAGCGCGGGGTCGACTTTGCAGCAGACGATGTCCCGGATAACTGGAATTTCAACGGTAGTAACCCGTGCCTGCACCACGGCGGTAACTATAACCAGAACCAGAATCACGGGCCGTTCTACGTGAACTACAACAGTGCGTCGAACACGAACTCCAACATCGGCTGTCGCCTTCTTGAAGCAGACGCAGGCCATTGGGCCTGTCGGGTATGGCTGAACCTCCTATCGGTAGTCAGGGTTCCTCACCCTTTCTATTACGCAGAGTTGACCGCGCAGCACTTGCTGACGATGAGCCGTCAGGACACAGCCTGGTACACTTCGGGCCGGGTTTCGCCCCGGAACCACCCGCGGCGATGGAACGGCTGTGAGGCTACAAGGAGGATATTATCCCTGATGAAACGAGTGAGAGTTTACCAACAAATCCTTTCGGAAGACAATCTGCGCCTGGCCATCCGGGAAGTCAACCGGGGACACCGGCGCAACGGCGACCACAGCCTGAACAAGAAGGTCCTGGAGATCGAAGCGAATATGGATGAATATGTGGCGGAGCTGCGCAGATTCATCGAGGACCTGGTGAGCGGAGACGCGCATATGCACCCGCCGCTGAAACGGCGGCGCTGGGACCGGAACGCGGACAGCGGAAAGGGCAAATGGCGGGACATCAACGAGCCGCTTTTGTGGCCGGACCAGCATGTCCACCATGCGGTGTTACAGCCCATGATCCCGCACATCATGCGGAGCATGGACAAATACTGCATCGCAAGCGTGCCGGGACGGGGAAATTCCTACGGGGTCAAGGCCATCAAGAAGTGGATGAAGGGAGACGCCGCCGGCACACGGTACGGCGCGGAATGCGACATCTACCACTGCTTTGAGGAGCTGGACCCGCCGTATGTCATCCAGGCACTGAAACGGCTGTTCAAGGACCGGGAGACCCTCTGGCTGTGCGACGCCCTGATGGAATACGGCGTACTGATCGGCGCGTTCTTCTCCGCCTGGTTCCTGCACCTGGTGCTCCAGCCCCTGGACCTGATGATCCACCAAAGGGAGTACGGCGTCAGCCACTACCTGCGGCAGATGGACAACTTCACCATCTTCGCCTCCAGCAAGCGGAAATTGCGGAAGCTGATCCGGGATATTCAGGCGTGGCTGGCCGACGTGGGACTAAAGCTGAAAGACAACTGGCAGGTCTTTCGGATCGGCTTTACCCCAAGGGTAGAGAAGGCCAGAGAGCATCTGCCCGAGGTCAAACGGCGCCGGAGACGGCCGAGGATTCCGTCGGCGCTGGGCTACCGGTTCGGGCACGGTTACACCATCCTCCGAAAGCACAACCTGTTTCGGCTCAAGCAGTCGCTGCATTTATATTACTACCGAAGGGATCGAAATCGGGTCATCTCGTTTAAGCGGGCCTCCGGCCTAATCTCACGGCTT